TGCAATAGCTCTCTGTGTGCTTGTGAACGATATGTTCACCCAGCGCAGCTACACTCTCAGCCTTCATCAGCAGGTAGCGCCGGCTGTGAAAACGATCCTTTCCATGTACGCCGTCAATCATGTAGGGTGATGCTATGGCATACAACAAAAAGATCGAGATACAGGCACTTGTCAGCGGAAAGGACAGGATCGGCAACGACCGCGCAGTCTGGCAGACTATTTTCCGTCCCTGGGCTGAGGTGAACTGTGTAGGCGGTAAGGAATACTATGCTGCTGCTCAGGTCAACGCTCAGGACGATATGGTTTTCAAGATACGCTACACCAAAAAGCTCAGCGGCAAAAAGGCGCCGGATATCCGCATTGTCTACAACGGAGATACCTACGATGTGAAGCACATCGACGACTATATGGAGCAGCACAGAGAACTCGTTATCCGGGCAGAGTACCGGGGAGGAGGTGCAGGGGATGTCTGATATCATCACTCCGGATGAGCTTGCTCAGACCCTTGCGGACTACTGTAAAGGCTACACTGAGGAGATCAGGGAAAAGGTCGGCGAAGGCATCAAAGAAATAGGTGAGGAAGCTGTTTCCGAGATAAAGGAACTGGCTCCTGTATATGCCGGTGAGAATACCGGCACCCCGAAAGGTGCATATAAGCGAAGCTGGACATACCGCATAGACAAGGAGCGCGGCTTGATAGAAGTGACGGTCTATGTGAAGGGAAAGCACTACCGGCTAACTCATCTACTTGAAAACGGTCACCTGACACGGGACGGAACGACCCGTTCACGAGCCATACCTCACATCAGCATAGTAAACAAGCACGCCCAGCAGAAGGCGGAAAAACTGATAAAGGAGCTATGAATGGAGCTTGCTGAAATATATGAGAAACTGTGCTCTCTGAAGATCCCTGTGGCTTACCTTATGTTCAGGAAGCCTCAGGTGCTTCCGTTCATGGTATACTACGAGGGCGGCACAGAGATCCGCGGTGCGGACGGATACAACATGATCCGCATAACAAACATCGTCATTGAGCTGTACTCGGATATAAAGCGTCCGGAGCTTGAACGGCAGATCGAGGAGCTTTTCCGCGACACCGAGATAATGAAGCTGGCGGATACCTATCTGGACGGCGAGAAGATGTTCATGACATCGTTTTCATTTGAAACCATACAGTACATAGAGGAGGAATAACCATGAAAAAAGAGATCAACCGCATTGCACTTGGCTCAGTTGACATCTATATGCAGGAGTTCACCGGCAATGCTATCGCTGATATTCCCGCAGACAACGTGATTGAGACAGAAGCAAACCACATCGGCAGGACTAAGGACGGCGGAGAGGTAACATACTCCACCACCTTCTACAACGTCAAGTCCGATGACGGCAAGGCTTCCCGGTCTGAGATGACAGATGACTCGGCAGCGATCAGCTTCGGACTCATCACCTGGAACGGTGACACGATCAGCAAGCTGGTGCCCACAGCTTCCGTGACAGTGACAGAAGGAAAGCGCCGTACCCTTATCGGCGGAGTTACCAACAGCGACGGAAAGCGCTACCTTATCCGTGCTGTACACAAGGACAAGGAGAAGGGCGACGTCCGCTACACCATGATCGGCAAGAACGTCAACGGCTTTGCGGCTTCCTACAAGCCCGGTCAGGAGACGACCATAACCCCGAACATCAGTGCCGAGCCCTTCGACGACGGGCGCCTCATCATTATGGACGAGGATGATGTAGATACCGAGACCCAGAACGGCTGATAACACCATGAAGCAGGCAGGGCATATCCTGCCTGCGATTTTTTAAGGAGGAATAACCATGAGAAGATTTGAATTCGCACTGGATAACGGCACAGTCCTGCACATTCAGCCGCCTACGGTGAAGATGTACTACAAGGGCTACCTTGCCGCAAAGAATGACCCTCAGCTCTTCCGCAGCATCGCAGAGATATGCAGCAGGAACGACGAGGGTTTGACAATTGACGAGAGCTGCATCGAGGATAATTTCACCACAGACGATCTG